GGCGGCCGAGGTCGGAATAAAATTCCGTAAATGGTCGTCCTACACCCCGGACCACGACACCACTGAGGTGACATGGTTCGGTAAGACCTACTGGTTGGAAACCGGTAGGCCTAGGTGGCAGACCATGTGCAGGGATTCCCTGACACATGAGCTGCATCACGAGGCCGGCGAAAGCGACGACCGCGTGAACCTCGATTTTGAAGACTTCAAAATGGAGGATCCGTTATACGGTCTCGACGAAACCACTGGGTACCAGCTACTTCAGTGGTCTATCGAGGAGGGCTTGGCTCAAGGTATCCTTGAGGGAAGTCCGTACTATAACGAGAATGACATTCTTCGAATGTCTGGACGAGCGCCGTCAATACGGCCCTCGGCTATTGGCGAACCCGGGGCAAAGGCCCGGATCGTCACAGTGGGGGAGGACTGGCTGACAATGTTATTGCAGCCATGGTCCCACCACGTGATAGGTGCTTTAAGAAATCACCCATCTGCCACCGCGGGTCTTACCCGCGGGTGGCAACTCTATGAGTGGGTGAAGAGGCAAGGTTATGCCTCTCCGCCCCCTGCAGGTGATCGCTGGTACAAATCCAGCGACCTTACTACGGCAACAGATTTCTGTGTGCACGAGTACTCCCAAGCAATGCTTGGGGGCCTGCATCGTGGTCTGGAACGGGACGGGGATCCCTACTTCAGACTGTGTTCTACTCTGCTTTGCAGTGGTAGAATCTACGAGGGTCAGGCGGTCAAAGAAGTCTTTGATCGCAGGACAACCCGGGGCATCTTAATGGGTGACCCGGGCGCGAAGATCGTTTTAACTATGCACAACCTTTGTGCAGAGTTGGAAGCACTACTTCGCTACACCAGCAGCATGCTGGATGCCTCAGATGAAGAGTTCCTCTTTCATCTGATGTCCAGAGAAGGAGCTCCACCCATTGGGTGGCGCGTCTTCTCGTGTTCGGGCGATGACCACTTTGGTCAAGGTCCGAGGACGTACCTTGAGCGTATTACGCTCAACCACGAGTTAAACGGAATGTCCGTCTCGTGGCCGCAGAACTTCTTAAGTCTGCGTGGTGGTTTCTACTGTGAGGAGATGCTCCTCACGGTGGGACTAAGCAGGGATCAGATCTGGAAGAGGAAAGTTCCTCTTCGAGACGTACCCTACTTAGAGCAGCCTCACATCGATGCGATGAAAGTGAGGCTCCTCTCCCCCTGTGCTAAGGAGCACGAGGGAAAGGATGAGCCGAACCCTGCCATTGGCAAGGCTCGCCAGATGCACGGCATGCTGGCGTGGCTCGGAGGAGGGTTTGAGTGTCTCACTCCCCTCTTCGCTAAACGCTGGGAGCAGAGGATGCAGGCTTTCCTGCCATCCTCTCTTGCGTTTAGATACCTCCCGGTCAAACTCGGAGGTATCGAAGCTCCCGCCTACCATCGATCACTGATCGAAATTAGGCAAGTACTCGCGGCACTGCCGGAAGTACATCTGTGGTCAATCAAGCAAGTGCTTGACGGATCAGCCACCCCCATGCTGTCACGCGTTTTGGCAAGTTTTGCCACAAACGCCAGGTCACGGGGAATATCCGCGGATCTGATCGAGGATCAGATTCGGGATGTCCTACTCAATGCCGACATGGTCGGCGGAGTGGATGATCTAGAGCTCTTCAAAAGAGCGCTAGACAAGGATCTATTACTGGTTAGCCAGTTCGACCTAGATCCGGTCCTCGTATGGAAGAATCTTCGATACAAGGACAAGGCAGCAGTCGCTTCGCGACTGGGCCTAATAGACGTCCACTCAGCCATTGACTTGATTGGACGTCCATACCTCTTCAGGGATATGCTATACCCCGAAGTTAGCCGCAGGCACGGGATAGACCCGTACCGCTCCAGTCAGTACGATAGCGTACCCTGGGCAGCGAGGGAGGCGAAGTTCTACGAGAATCTCTCGTGGAACCTTCCGACTTCTGATACTAGTCTTACTAGTGCAGAGAAATCTTTACTTGTCGGCCGTTTGGCGGACTGGTGCGTCGAGAATAAGACCCTCGACATCCCGCGGGAGGTTTACTTCCTTCCGCAAGGTGTGGTAGTGCACAAGAAGCTTGCAACACTACGCACTGGCCTCTAAGGCCTGGGACAGTGGTACTACCGACTTACGAAGCCGTAGCCACAGCGGGTAGGCACCGCCCCGGTGTTTTCC